TATAATCAAATTTTAATTATTAATCGTTCTAAAACAAAAAAAATGGAACAAAATTTAACACCTGAGCAAGTAGTCGACAAAGTCGGAGAATTGTTCAATGAAAAAATGGCTAACGTACCGACAACGGAAGACGTTAAAGCCTTAAAAAACGAACTGGATTCGTTAAAAGGTCTTGAGGAAAAGTCTCAGGATATCGAAAAAGCTATCGCAAAATTTGAGGGTCGCCTCGAAGCTATGAGCGAAAAAGCTCAAGCTCCTAAAGTTGAAAAGCTTGGACTTGCTGAGTCAATGTTTAAGACTTACAAAGAAAACGTCGAAGCAATTAAAGACGCTGTCGAAAAAGGTGGAAAGTTAAACCTTTCAACAAAAGACACAACGATAACAGACGATTACGATGGAGATTATGCTTTAACTGACTTTGATACGGAAGTCGATAGAGTTGTTCGTAAAAGATACGGAATCCTTGAAAACTCTAATACTGGAGCGACTACTGGAAAATTTGTTACTTATGTTCAACAAGTAGACAGCTCAAAAACTGGCTGGACTCGTGAAGCTGATGAAAAAACTGAGGGAGAGCCGTCTTGGGAGGAAGTTTCTGAGGAAGTGAAAAAAATCGCTTCTTATGTGAAAGTTTCTAAGGAAATGCTTGAGGACTTATCTTTTATTAGAGCTGAAATCAACAACGATTTAATGCTTTCAGTAAGAGAGGGAATCGAACAAGCTTTAATTCAAGGCGTTCCTGGATCGATTAATGGTCTTTTAGATGTAGGTATGGGATTACCAGTATTCGGAGCTGGATCTTTTGCTTTGTCTATTCCTAACGCAAACATAACGGACTTGTTAAGAGTTGCTATGGCTCAAATCGAAGCTCAGAACTTTACACCGACTCACGTTATAATGAATCCTGAGGACGTTGCAAAGCTTCAATTAACTAAAGGAACTGACGCAACTTATACTTATCCAATGTACTTACCTACTCAGGACGGACGTGGAGAAATGAGAGTCGCTGGAATGAGAGTTATCTCGTCGACTTATATTGCTCAGGATAAATACGTTGTTGGAGATTTGTCAAAGCTTAACGTTAGATTTAGAAACGATATCGCTATGAGCGTCGGACTTGATAAAGATGACTTTACTCGTAATATGGTAACGATTTTAGCTGAGGCTCGTCTTGTTTCTTATGTAAAAGCTAATCAAAAATTTGCTTTTGTAACTGGAACAATCTCGACGGATATAACAGCAATCGACAAGCCGTAATTTTAAAAATTGTTTAAAATGGAAAAAAAGAAAAAAGCCACAAAGAAAAAAGTTATAACTAACACTTTAGAAAACAAAGCTGAAAAGCCAGTAAAAAAGACTAAAGCTCCCAAAAAGGAAGCCGTTAAATTAGATAAGTCAAAGATTTACGAATTTATCTCAAACGGAACGGCTCAAAGATTACCAAAGGGATCGATTTGGTCAGTTACTGGAGAGACAGCTGAGATTTATTTAAGTGCTGGTTATGGCGATTTAAAAAAGTAAATAATGATTATTAAAGTAACTGACTTTACTGGTAAATATGCTTTATCAAAAGGTATGTTTTCAGAGCAAACTATCCAGGACTATATCGATAGATATGAGAGCCGATATTTAAAGGAGTTGTTTGGCGTAGATTTATACAATCAATTCGCCTCCGACTTAGTTAATGACGTTCCTGAATCTCCGAATTTCCTGAAAGTATTTAATCCGTTTAGCGAAGACGTTGACTTATTACTGTCTCGCTGGAATCGTGGTTATAATTACGACGGAATGCTGATCTCAAATGGGATTAAAGATATGTTACTTGGATTTATTTATTACGAGTACGCGAAAGACTTAGTTAATCAAATGACTCCATTTGGAAATACTAAGCCTCAGAGCGAAAACTCGGATATAGCTAATACTTTGTTTTCAATGATGTATAATCGATATAATGAAGCGATACTATCGTTTCAAGCTATTCAGGACTACATTATTTTAAATCGTTCAACTGTAAAGCTGGGTCAATTAGTAACGATTACAATGACTCAAGCTGGAACAAATATCGTCTCAGGCGATTACGACGCTACTGGAGGGACTGGACTTTATGCGACTTTGGATATTATATCCGACGGAGCTGGTACTGTTCAAACAGTTACAATCGGAGAGCCAGGAAATGGATATACAGTTAACGACCAACTGTCAGTTAATCAGGGAAACCTCGATTTAATTGTAAACGTTGACAAGGTAGGGACTGGAAATTATAGTTTATTCAATGGACGTAAAAAGCTAACAGCTTACTGGTTATGATTAAAGATATTTCGATTTTTATTGAGGATATAGTTAACAAAATAGATAATTCTATGATTGGGAAATATGATCCAATTAATGAATATACTACTGTTTGCGACTCAAAATATTCGAGAATCGGCAAGTATATAACCGACGAAGCTCAGGACGAGTTTTTAATAACCGACCTGGATCCTGACAAATGGATTAAAGCTGGAACGTCTGACGGAAAATTATTCCTCCCTAAGCCGTATTTTTTAAGTGGGACAAGAATCTCAGCTAATCGAGAGTGGACGATTTCAACGGCTGACCTAACAAAGAAAACGCCTTTAATTTGGCTTCTATCCGACGTTAGATATTTCCAATATGGGAGAGGCTCAGTTTATGACTGGGAGTCAGAGGTTAGATTATTTTTTCTCGACGAGGGAGACGCTGTAAATTATTATAGTGCTGATTATGTTTCAAACGTTGTTAATCCAATGAGTCGCCTGGCTGATTTATTTATCCAGGCTGTCAATAAAGATCGACAATATAAGACGCTTGACCAGTATGAATTAATAAATTTTACTCGTTTCGGTACTGAGGATCCTAAAGGGTATATTCAAAACATTTTAGACGCTAACTTGTCAGGAGTGGAATTAAGAATTTCGCTCACAAAATATAAAGAAAACTGCAAATGTTAGTTTTCAAAAAGTTGGTAACTCGATAACCAAAAATTAAGTAAACAATGAGTTTAAATAAATTTAGCTAACTCATTGTAAATCAGTAAAATATAAAAAAATGGCTGGTTGTAATTGTGAAGCTGGATTATCGAACACCGGACAGCCGTCTTGTGTTCCTATTCAGTCAGTAACGTCATCTTTGATAATGGTTCCTCTCAAAGATTCTCAAGGCGTAAAAAATGGAATCGACCTCTCAGCGACTTTACCAGTTTGGGAGGATTTAATTAACGACGCTGACGAGTCAAAACGTTGGTTTCCTTTACCTCAGTTTGAGAATGTAGAGCTTCCAAAAGCTGACTCTCAATTTGAGGAAGCTAACTCGGGAAGAATGGCTTTCCTTAGACAAGGAAAAAGAAGTTTCTCAGGAGAGTTATGGGGAGAGGATTCGACTCCGACTTTGTTGGGTAAGCTTCAAGCTGGACGTTGTGTCGCTTTCGGTATTTATATCGTTGACGTAAATGGTAACCTGGTTGGATCAAAAGAGGACGGATATTTATATCCTATTCCAGTAGATGAACAATCTTGGAATCCTGTATTTATGTTTGCAACGGATTCGACTGTTCAAAAAATTATGTTAGGGTTTGACTTTAATAGATTATTTGATGAGTCTACAATGTATATGATAACAGGAGCTGAGGCTAACGAGGACTTTAACGGTCTTTCAGGTCTTATCGATGTTAACCTTGAGATTACGTCTCAAACTCCGACGACGACAGTTGTATTTAAAGCGTTCTTTGATTATGGAACTGCCTTAAATCCGATTATTTTCTCAGGAGCGTCTCAGCCTGATTTCGCTTTATTGAATTTGGATACAAATTTACCGTTAACTATTGACGGAATAAACGAACAGCCTGACGGAACTTATACGATTACTCAAGTAGGTAACTTATTAACCTCAAATGAGAACTATCGTTTAAGCGTTAACAAAACTGGATTTATTGGAAGCGTTGATTTCTTAGCTGACTAAAAGAAAGATTTTTTAACACAAATCGGAGAGGGAGTAATTAATTTTACTCCCTTTTTTTTATTCGATTGAGATTAAAAATATTCCTTTGAGTAAATTTGACAAATGGATTTATTAACGGATAGGCTTAGATTAATAAAAAAAGAATTGGATCCTGATAGGATTTGGAGAGTTGTATTTTCAAAAGCTGACGTTCAGGAGTATATTATTGATAAATTGTTACAAGACAATCAGCTCAGAAAGTCCCTAACTGGTTTAAATACTCCGATAACGGATTTACAAACTGGGTCGACGACTTACTCAGTATTGACGGAAATATTATCAGAGGGACGGAAAAAAGCTGGAAC